CAGGTTATCGTGAGAGAGGGCTAGTTGAAAAAATTCTGCAGACCAGTGATGGTGAACTCATTTTCCTTCTTGCATTTCTCGCACTTGAACTTCACATCAAGCTCGAGTTTTGGCATCGTCGAGATGAACTCCTGAATCTTCAGGAACTGTGCTTGATTGAGTGAGTCCACGAAATCTACGAGTTCTTCCTTCTTCTGTTCAGCCGCATGGTAGACATTGCTCTTGTCGTAAATCGTATCGATGCACGCGATGACAACATCTGTGATAGCATTCGGTGTGAGCTTTCCGTCTTGCTCAGAAAGGAAGTCAGTCTTGGGATAACTCAGCGTGACACCGATCTCATCGTTGAGCTGAATCTTCTTTTCGACCTTTTCTGGGAACTTGACAGTCACATCATCGAGGTTGATCTCGACTTTGTTTGCTGCCTCGCAATGAGCACACTTTAGACCCACGCGCGAAATCTCGCCTGTGGACTTCGAACGCAGTTTCAGAAACAGAAACTCAAGATCGAACGTACAAAGCTTGTCCGGATCTACTTTGTTGAACGTGCAAGCAGCCACGATGTCCTTCATCGCTGTCATAATCTGACTGTTGCTTTTTGACTCGAGCGCGATCATCAGTACCTTCTCTTCCTTTACTAGGTAAGGACGATACTGAATCGTTTTCCCCGTGGAGGGAATCTTCACTTCATACTTTGGTATATCGATTTTTGGTAATGCCATAATGATGACGATGGGTTAAAATCACTTCACTTCATAGTCAGTAAATGCCATAGAAACAACAAGTTTTTGCACTGCATTTTCTGCAGCGCTGTCGAATCCAATCGCGCTTACTGTAGTAGGAAAAGCTTCTTTAAGTCTAACTGTATAGACTGCTTCGTTATTTCTGTCGAGTTGCTGAATTTCTACATCGGTGACATAATCACTCTTATATGCAACTCGGTACTTATCAAAATTGACGATTGCTTCTAGCCATGACTCAAAGATTGCCTTCATCGAGTAGTTGTTCGTCAGCAAGAATGTGAACGACACGTCCTCATTCATATATCCGGTAGGAATCTTTTCTGACTGACGCAGCAAAGCATAATCTGCAGTGGTAATTTGCTTACCTGGAAAGCTGGCATTCTCACACAGAATAGTAAATTCTTGAGTATCTGCCGCGATGCGCGGTGGCTGCATAAAAACGTTGAAGCGATTTGGCGCAGCTAGTCCGTTTCCTTTGGCAATTGTTGCCTTTAGCACATCGATAGAACCTATTGCCATAATTATGCCTTCTGGTAAATTTGCTTAGATTCCTTCCAGACAACTGTCTTCTGCGCGCCCTTGAAACTTTCGGTTGGCAGAAAGATAGCGGTTTCCCAGTCTGGCGCCATGATCTGTGCCGGGCGTGACTTCATCTGCTCAAACAAGTAATGTTTCAGGCAGGGCTGGAAATAACGAAACTTGCGAGCGCGTGCTAGCAGTTGATAACGTAGCTTCAGACGTGTTCCTTCAGTAAGCTTGTCATCTGAGATCGTTGCAAGCAGCTGATCAAGAAACAGCGCACGAATGCGTGGGTGCAGATAATGCAGATTGAGTCCTAGAAATCCACCGGGTGCTGGTGACAGCATGATGACAAGTGGAAATCTGTCGTAGTACGGCAGCGTTTCTTTGTGCTTTGCATCGTACAGAAACATATACATATACCCCCACTTAGGAGTATTCTGCTGCTTTACCTCGCTATCCTTGAGCAGCTTGTTTCTGTTGATTCGACCGTTCAGTTCCTTTACTCTTTCCACAAACCAATCACGTGCTTCCTTCGAGCGTGCCGCGAAACCAGCACCTTGAAGTTCTTGTCGAAGCGTTGAAAAGAGGGAGACCATCGCAGACTCTATTTATAGCCTTTTCGTCAAAGTATCTTAATGCCCAATCCGCGCAGTGTTTCTTCTGTCCATACTTCGAATGTCCATCCGCGATTCAGCGCGTACTCATTTGCTGCTTCCCACTTGCTGATGTTCTTTGCATACGTCATTACCTCGGTGATGTAGCGTTTTGTCTTCTTTCCGGGATTCTTGGGCGGCTGCGACTCTTTCTTGGGTTTGACCTCCACAAGCAATACGCGCCCATCAGTAAACTCGATCTTTGCATCCACGAAGTAACGGTGTATTCTACCGTCGGTCTTGCATCGATACGGCACGATGACTTCCTCGGATGACCAGCTACGCACGAAGTCTGCAGTATCAAGCCAACGAAACAGCTGCCGTTCCCAAAGAGAACGGTATACGATGTTCGTCACGTCTCCGCGATACTTTGCAGGATTCTGCGGTGTAAATTTACCGTGGTATGTCATATAAATAGTTGGCTAAGGAGCAACAATCCACTATTTATGCCGTCAAAATCAGAATCATCGCTTGAGAAGTTTTCGAATAGCGTAACCGCATCACTCGAGAACATCGGCGTTCGAGCAAGTGCTGATCAGCGATCAGTGCAAAGCCTAGAGAAGTATACCTCAAGTGGATCTGCGCGAACATTTGTTTTTCCTTCACAAATGCGCGATGCATCGAAGCAGTATCCGCATATCACATTCCGTACCGGATCTACGTATATTAGCTTTCCTATTCCTTCTGGCTTGCAATTCGGTGACGCAGCATCCTACTCTGATGTTGATCTAGGATTGCTTGGATTGGAAATCGATAAACCCGGATTCAGCGCATCGAAAGGATTTGGTACGACTGCAGCAGCAAGTGTGATCAGTGCAGAGATTCTGAAGAAGGTCGGCTTTCAAAAGACATCAGATGCGGTCACGCTAGGAACTGGGCGGCTGATGTCGCCGAACAAGCGTACCTCGTTTCAAGGCATGGCTATTCGTTCGTTTGACTTCACGTTCAAGATGATGCCCAAGAATCAGCAAGACGCTAATCTGATCCGCGACATCAATACTACATTTCGCCTGAACATTTATCCAGCATCTGAAATGTACGGTGCAGTGCTCAATTTCCCGCCCACGTGGTCGATCAAGTTTTACAATCAGGAAGGCCAGGAGAACGTGCATCTTCCAAAGATCTACGATGAGTGCTTTCTGACAGGAATAACCTCTACGTACAACGCAGGATCGAATCTGTTCCATGAAGATGGATCGCCCGTTGAAGTAGACATCACACTGCGCTTTCAGGAGGCAAAGGCGCTTACTCGCGATGATCTCTATAAGCTCTCGCAGTATTAATCACTATGGCATTCTTTCACCAATTCCCAAAGATTGAGTACGACTTCTTCAATCGCGGAGTCAACTATCAAGTTACTGACTTCTTTCGTTACGTCAATGTAGACTACTCGTTTCTGGATGATGTCTCTACGTATGCGTACTATCAGGTTCGCAACGGTGAAAGGCCAGACGTGGTATCCATGCGTCTGTACGGAACTCCGCAGTATTACTGGACATTCTTTGTTGTCAACGATCATCTTAAGTCTGGTATTGCAAACTGGCCACTGTCACCAGAGTCGTTCGAGGATTACATGGAACTCGAGTACTCTGGATACGCAATCACATCTCGTGTGCAGGTCGTCGTCAATCCCGATGGCGAGAAGCTTTATACTAATACTCTGGCAGACGAGTTTCCAATCGGCACTCCGGTAAGCGCATTTCATAACGGTATTCTGAATTCTACTGGAACAGTATTCGCACGCAATCCACAGCTTAGCCAGCTCGTCATCAAGGACGTCACGCAGTACACGGATCAACCATTTGTCAATACTGGACAGATTGTCAGCACAAAAGACACGTTTGCTATTCAGTCCTGGACGGATTACCGTAATGCGACACACCACTATGAAGATGCAGATGGCAATGTAGTCTACAATACGTACTTCTTTGATTCGGATGAATCCACTCCTCTTGCGCCGCAAAGCGGTCTGACGAATGTGACAAATTACGAGTATGAGAGTGATCTGAATGATTCGCGCGGTGACATCAGAATTGTCAAGCCATCACTCATCTATCAGTTTGCAAATCAGTACCGCACTCTGATCAATGCCAACTAATATCAATCTAGTCCCGGGCGGTTCAGCAGGAGTCAATCCTGCTTCGTATCGCCTGAATAAGATCATTCTGACGAATCATGGCGGCAGAGAAATCGACATTGCTGGCATAGTTACTGACTTCTCTATTACCGAAAGCATCTATCGCCCGTTTCTGATGCTCGAGATGAACATCCGAGATGATGTGAATCTACTCGAGGAGTATCAGATCTCTGGGCAGGAAAAGATTCTTATCTCATTTTCGAAGTACGAGTATCAAGAAGATTTCTTTCCTGAGGACAGCTACCTCGATGAGGTTACTGTAGAGCATACCTTTTTAGCTACAGAGTATCCTGTCTATGCAAAGGGCTCGAATAACCGCATTCAGGCATACGTGATGCGCGGTATCTCACCACACGCATTCATTGCTAAGTTCAAGAAGATTTCGCGTGCATACAATGACATCGCAAGCAACATCATCAAAGACATTCTTGTCAATGACCTAGGATATGATGAGAGTAAGATTACTATGTCAGGCGCGTCTACACCAATGATGCGAGTAATCATTCCTAATCTTGACCCGCTTGAGGCAATCGCATGGATCCTACGCAGAAGCTTCGATGAGAATTCTGCACCCGTGTACTGCTACGAGACACTGTCAGACAAGATGCTCATTCAGTCGTACTCTGATCTTGTTTCGACGAACAATCCTGCTCACCGTCTGTACCGCGAAGGCAAGTTCTTCAACAACGAGCTGCTTGATGACCATGTGCAGGCATATCTGCAGATGTCATCACGTATTCTGAATCTGTCATCTGATGTGCGCCTATCGAAGTTCACAGCAGGTGCTCAGGGCGCGTATTCTGCCACCTCGGAGTACGTGGACATAGCAAAGAAAACGTACACGCAGGACATTTTCAACTACACCACTGACTTTGATTCGATGGTCTGGCTTGAGAAAGGAAAGGCCGTTTCGACACAGTTCAAACCTGCAGAGACAGAACGTCCACTTGCTGAATACGACAGAGCACATCTGAACTTCATTTCGCTCAATACTCTTGCGTACCACACAGACGGTCAGACAAATTACCATCAGTCTGTCGTGGGCAACAATCTCAATAAGGCGCTGTCATACACAGAGAACATGGATTCAATCATCCATGATCTTAAGTTATACGGTGATGCCACGTTGCGCCCGGGTAAGTCGATCAATCTACACCTTGTCAAGCCAGTTGATCCGGACGTTGACTTTCGGAATGACAAAGCACGCGGCGATGAATCTAAGGATGAGTTCTTGTCTGGGCGTTACATTGTCAGTGGTCTGAAGCATAACTTCTCGAACGAGTACTACATCGATGCGAGAATAAAGAAAGATTCGTTTACTTACGTATTTGAGCAATATGATGAATTCGATTGATAACTTCGTGGGCGGTAAGTTTGCATGGTTTACTGGTGTCGTAGAGGACATCCATGATCCGATGGAGATGGGTCGTGTGCGCGTCCGTTGTTTTGGCTATCATTCACCCAATCTGAACGAGATCGATACCTCTGACCTGCCATGGGCTGTCGTGATGACGCCGATTCATTCTGCTGCTATGTCCGGTATTGGTCATTCGGCTACTGGCGTGCTGCAAGGATCGTGGGTCGTGGGATTCTTTCGTGATGGCGTGTCAGCACAGGATCCGATCATCCTCGGCACGATTCCATCGATCTCAACTGCAGAGGCAGACATGAGTAAGGGATTCAATGATCCCGATGGAAAGTATCCGGTGCCTGCTCTGGTCAATCAGCCAGATATGCCGCGTGAGTCTCGTTCGGAATACGATCAGACTACAGCATACGCTATCCGCAAAGATCTGCGCCAAGAAGAAGTAGAAACTGCTGTGCCACCGAAGGTTGAATCCGTCGCGCCCGCAGAATCAGATAGCTACTACGAACGTGGCACATGGAGCAATTGGGACGTAGACGAGATTCTCAAGCCAGCGTATCCGATGAATCACAGCTATCACTCTGAGAGTGGCCATGTGAAGGAAGTCGATGATACACCAGGTTATACTCGTCTGATGGAAATGCACCGCTCGGGCACGTACAGCGAGATCAATAACAGCGGTGACAAGACTACCACCATCGTCGGTGACAATTACGTAGTTATTCTGGGTACAGATAATATCTACATCAAGGGTACTGCAAATCTTACAGTCGATGGCGATCTGCGCTATCTCGTGAAAGGCAACTACCATCTTGAGGTTGAAGGCAACAAGACGGAATACATCAAGGGCACACGTCAGTCAAAGATCGGTCAATCCGAGCACATTGAGATCGGACAGGATTACGCATCGAACGTAGTCAAAGACCGTATCTCGCGCATCGGTGGAAATACCACAATCATCCGCGATGGCAACAAGAACGAGACGATTGGTGGTAATTCTGATGTCATGGTATCTGGAAACGATGGCCATATTGTGCTTGGTGAACGTCAAGAGTTTACCGGATCGCATTTTGAGTGCACTACGACTGGACATCTGATTGTGGTGTCTAATGACTATATGTCACTCAGCTCTGCGTCTACTCTTGAAATGGACATCACGGGCAATGTCACACAAACATTTGGCGCTGCACAGAATGTTACTGTCGCGGGTGCTGTGTCTGAGACATATAGCAGCACGCAGACTACATCAGTATCTGGTTCTGTCACAATTACTGGATCGTCGATCAATTTGAACCCGTAACGCTTTATGCCGATCAAGATACCTGACATTCCAAAGACAGAGGTGGTAGTGCCACAGCTACCAGAAATGCCCAAGCTGTTGTGCGATGCGAATTCTGCTGTTACTCAGCTTACTGCAGCACAGTCGCAGATCAAGGAATTGCTCAAGAACAAGAAGGCAGCTGCAGCAACATTGCTCAGTCTGATACCATCGGTACAAAGCAAGCTGAACGATGTGAAGGCTATCGTCGAGACAGCCGATTCGTTTCAGTCAGAACTCAAGGCAATCTCGACATCCAAGAATCCAGTACAGATCGCACAGTTCATCGAGAAGTGGTCAGGATCGGTACGCGGCCTTACTGAGCTAGTTGCGAAGGCACAGTCTGTTGCAAACAACCCGCTTGCCGCATTCAATTACTGCACCGATGTTCCAAACTTCAATCTCAATCCGCTGACAGGCAAGGTCACGCTGGGATCGTTGTCTGCGATCATTCCAAACATCAATCCAGCTGGTGCTGACTCATTGACGAGCACTGTTGTCGATAATACTACAAAATCTTCGAGTGGCCAATCAGGAGCAACATTTGCAGATTATCAGAAATACGAGGATCAAGTATGGCCCAAGGTACTCGCTGTGGCGAGCACAGTAGAAGATGCTCGTGTTCGCGGCAAGATTCTGACATACGCAGATAGAAAAGCAGCAAATCTAGCAGGTCTGTTCGATGCAGAGAAGATTGCTGTATACCGTGAGAAACTTATCAACGATGAAGAATACCCAGATGATTCTGCGTATCTGAGCAAATACGACGAGGTTGACACAATCTTGCAGGAGCAAAGCGTGATTGTTATTTCGTATGCTCGTTACTCGCAGAATCGTAGCGGATCTTGATTATATGGCCGCAGTAATACGCCAAGGCGACCTTGTCAAGCACGACGACAATAGTACCAATCCTATCACGCCGTCTACCAATACTACTGTCTTTGCAAACAGCATTCCTATCACAGTAAATCAAGATCCAGTGGTGCCGCACAAGATCGGAACACACCAATCATCAAAGATGGTCGCTGCGTGCAAGAATGTCTTCATCGGTGGAAAGAAGGTAGTAATTGTGGGAAATGCTGCAACGTGCGGCGCGTTGGCTATTGGTGGATCATCGAATGTCAACGTGGGAAATGCTTAAAAAGTCCCTATAAATAGTCTGCACAAATATGAGTTCTGTACTCTCCGACTACAATGTAAACGAGCTATACGTGACAAAGAGGTCATCGGTAGTATCGAAGAGAAAGCCATATTCTGATCTAGATCTTTCACTTGCTCTCAATCTGAACTTCCATGATGTCGTTCCGTACGTGGACATCGATGCAGTCAAGAATTCGGTACGCAATCTGATTTTGAGCAATTACTTCGACAGACCGTTTCAACCAGCGCTGGGATCGAACGTCAGCGCGTTTCTGTTCGAGCCAGCAGACAACTTCACGATCTCTGCAATGCGCGAGGAAATCAAGCGCGTGTTGAAAAAGTTTGAGCCGCGCGTGGACAGCGTTACTGTAGAGGTCATCGATAATTCTGACAGAAATGCATACGACATTACTGTGGGCTTTCGCGTCATCGCGCTGGATCAAAGAGTCGATATGACACTTTACCTCAAGAGAATTCGCTAATACTTCTTTCTACCTATGGCACAGATCAACGTCTCAGAACTTGATTTCGATACACTCAAAGAATCGATCAAGTCACACTTCAAGAATCAAAGCAAGTACAATGACTGGGACTTTGATGGCTCGGGTCTTTCTATTCTCCTGGACGTCCTGGCGTACAACACGCACTACAATGCTGTTACTGCTCACCTAGCGCTCAACGAGGCATTCTTGGATTCAGCACAGCTCAGAGGAAACGTGGTGTCTCACGCCAAGCTTCTGGGATATGTTCCTCGCTCGACAATCGCATCCACAGCAGTCGTCAATGTCACTGTTGCTGCTCCTACCTCTGGCGCACCTGCGTATCTTTCGTTGGATCGCGGCACAAAGTTTAGCACAACGGTCGATTCATCAAAGTATACCTTTGTGGTCCTAGAGGCAAAACCGGCTGTTCCGCTGAATACGTCTACCAACACATATAACTTTACTGATGTAGTTCTCAAGCAGGGCACTCTGAAGAAGATGGTGTACCGCGTGGATGAGCTCATCGAGAATCAGAAGTACGAGATTCCTGATACTACTGTCGATTCGACAACAATGCGCGTTCGAGTGAACGATGGCGAAGAATTTGCTATCTACACGCAGTTCAGCACTCTGATTGGTCTGGACAATACATCTCGCGTTTACTTCCTGCAGGAGAATTCAGACGGCAAGTACGAGATTTACTTTGGTGACAACAACCTCGGTATCAAGCCAGGATCAAACAACATCGTGGACATTGAGTATGTCTACACTAACGGCCGAATTGCTAACGGTGCAACATCATTTCAGGCTGCGCAGTCGATCTCTGATATTCCAGTCAATAGCATCACGGTAACGACAGTTGCTACATCGTACGGTGGTGCTGTAAAGGAAACGTCTGAATCGATTCGCTACAATGCTCCACTGGCATTCATCACTCAGAATCGAGCAGTAACAGCAGAGGACTACCGCGCAATCATTCTACGCGAATTCGGTGGAATCGATGCCATTTCTGTCTGGGGTGGCGAGCACGATGCTGAGCCAAATTATGGAAAGGTCTACATCGCAATCAAGCCATCTGGTAAAGATACTCTCGACGAAGCAGAAAAGTCGCAGATCATCAACACTATTCTCAAGGGTAAGAACGTCGTCTCAATCGAGCCAGTAATCATCGATCCGGAATTCACGTATCTTGAAGTCGAGGCATTCGTCAAGTACAATTCAAATCTGACTGACAAATCGACTGCTGCGTTGGAATCCTATATCCGCGACATCATTCGTAACTACAACGACCAGAACTTGCAAAAGTTTGACGGTGTGTTTCGTTTCTCTCAATTCCTGGGATCAATCGATAATTCTGAGCCATCGATTCTGAATTCTGTTGCTCGCCCGTATATGTTCAAGTGGATCACGCCAAAGCCAAACGGCCTGACAAATTCCTTCACACTTGACTTTCCGGTTCCGACGTATACTACAACATCAACGTCATCGGTGCTTTCCTCGTCCGGATTTATGTTCGGTGGAATCGAGCACTTCTTTGGCGATGAGCCAATAGCAGGAACAACTGATCGCAACGTTTACATTTACCGCCTAGTCGAAGGAAACAAGAAGAAGATCTCAAACGCTGGCCGCATTTACTCATCTATTGGTAGAGTAACACTCAATAAGTTTACTGTAGACTACACGACAGTTGATGTTTCGCCAGATCCAATTCGCATCATTGTGCTTCCAAACTCATACGACATTGCTCCTAAGCGCAATCAACTTCTTGAGATCGATCAGCAGTACGTCACCGTGACGGCTGAAGTCGATGCAATCGCAGTGTCTGGTGCTGCTGGAACAACGAATTATACTACGACTCCGCGTCACCGTTAATCATGTCCTACGTAGAATCCACAGCGAGTATCCGTAAAAAGACAAAAGAAGCGGTTCGCGTAGAGTCGCTGATTCCGGACGCGCTGCGCGAGAAATCAGCCACGCTGATCGAATTTCTACAGGATTACTACGACCTTGTAAACCGTGATGGCACAACATCATACTTCATTACTGTTCAGCCAGGATCTGGAACATATACAGTTGGCGAAAGTATTGTCTCGTATACTGCTACTGGTGGAACGATCAGTGCTACAGTTGCTAAGTTTGAGAACAATGTCTTGCTTCTACATAACGCAGACGGCGTATTTGTGCTGGGCGAACCAATCATTGGCGTAGTATCAGATACCACGCGCACGATCTCATCGATCAAAAACATCTACGATAATCCAAGCTACGAGGTCAATCGTATCATGGAAGAGCGCGACATTGATCTTGCAACAGATCGTTATCTTGAGATTCTGCAACGTGAGACTGCTATCAACGTTCCAGGTAAGTTCACGCAGAAAGACATCAATCTCTACAAGAATCTTCTGAAGTATTACTCGATGCGCGGTTCTGAGAACTCGATTGAGCTATTCTTTCGAATTATCTTCAAGCAGAGCGCTGAAGTCTATTACCCATATACCGACACTCTGAAGCCATCATCGGGCGCATGGAATAGCACGACACAAAAGTATGATGACGCTAACGGATTTCTTTCGAGCACCAAGAAACTACATGACTCGTACTACTATCAGCGCTACTCATACGTTGTCAAGACCGGATTAAATGTCGATGAATGGCGCAATCCGTTCAATCGTCTGGTTCATCCTGCTGGGTTCATTTTCTTTGGTCAGATCTTCCTGGTTCTAGAGGCAATCTACAATCTGACAGATAGGCTGAATAGCAGAATGCCTCTTGCTCAACCCGGTCTGATCACGCCTGCTGACCTTGTTACTCTGCTCGAGCTAGCATATGCCGACTACGTGACATATGACACGCTGGGTAATCCAGTGCTCAATCAGCAGAATATGAAAGCGCTGGCTGACTTTGCGATAATTCTACATCTTGAGCTTCTGAATTCAGTAACAGCTGCTAACAGACGCACCTTGGAATCTACTAAGTTCATCAATGAGAATCCTATCTCACGTTACATTACGTATACTATCCAGGAGTGTATAAATAACGCCATCCCGTACTATCATACCGGCGCGGTCATCACGCAACGCAATTTCTAAGATACTATGTCAGCAATCATCACCTCAGACTTTCGCACGCTAAATGCGAAGAACTTCAAGAACAACATCCTGTCCGATGCTGAGAACGTGTATCTCTTCATCGGCAAGTCGGACAAATGGTCATCGACTCTTACGGGTACAACCGACGTTGCTCCAAACAATGCTGTGCCACTCGATACAATTCTGACGACGCACGATGCAGACAGAAACATCATGGCGCTCAAGAGCATCTCCGGCGCAGATGTCATCAACCTGATTCCTCGCTACAACTGGACATCTGGTGCAACGTATGCGGCATGGGATGACAATAGCCCAACAATCTTTGACCGCGGCAATGACACGCCGTTCTATGTCATTACTGACTCATTTACGGTTTACAAGTGCTTGTATGCTCCTCTGACATCTGCTGGTGTACCTGTCGCATCAACATCAAAGCCAGATCATAGCCCAACAGTAAGCAGTGGCAATCTTGTGGGCGATCCAGTGACATATGCCGACGGTTATATTTGGAAGTATATGTATAAGGTTACTGCTACAGAAGCAGCACGTTTCCTGACTAACAACTACATTCCAATCAAGACGATTGTCGGTGGTAGCACAATTACTTTGACCGGCACTGGTTCAAATCCAGCAAACGGTGATACCATCGTGGGCGCAACATCTGGCGCATCGGCAAAGGTGTTTTCTGGCGGTGGTACTACTACACTGATTGTTTACAATGTGCGCGGAACCTTCAATGGCGGTGAAGCGGTTACAGGCGGAAAGACAATTTCTAGCATCGTGCTCAACAACGCGACTACTGTAGGCGAATTTGGCACACTTGATACCGATGACCTCACTCGTCTGCAGTACCAAAATGCTGCAACGCAGTCATTGACTGGTAAGATTTACAGCATTGCAATCGATGCAGATGATCCAACCGCAACAACTCTAACTTACGGTGGATCGGGTTACACGACTCAACCTACTGTTACTATCTACGGTGATGGATCTGGCGCGACAGCAACTGCTGATGTTGCGGGTGGAAAGGTCGTCAGAATCAATGTGACGAATGCCGGCAGCAATTATAATGTCGCATATGTCACTGTTACTGGCGGTGGAACAAATGCAAGCGGATGCGTTGCTCGTGCAGTTCTTTCGCCAAAAAGCGGACATGGATCTGACCCAGCAAATGAGCTTGGTGGATTCTACGTCGGCGTTGCTGCTACACTTACAGGTGAAGAAGGCGCAGGCGACTTCGGCGTCAACACGCAATTCCGTCAAGTCGGTCTAATTCGCAAGCCAAAGGAATTGTCTGGCGGCAATCCGATTCCTGCTGTTTCATCTACTCTATCTGGCCTGACGTATCTCAAACTTGATAGCGGTCTCACAGGCACATTCAAGGTTGGCGATTGGATCACAAACAGCCAAGCAACACCCGCACGTGCATACATCGATACTGTTACGGCTGGCAGCGGTACAATTACTCTGGGCATTCACCAGAATGACAAGACTGGATACGTCGCATTTACTGCCGGTAACACAGTGACTGCATATACTGGAGCATCTGGAAGCTCGTCAGCAGCAGGAGTAATCGCCACGACAAATGGTATTACCTCATCAGAATACGTGCACTTCTCGGGCGACATCATCTTCTTGGAAAACCGTGCGTCAGCGATTACTCGTTCTGAATCACAGATCGAAGACATCCGCATCATCGTAGAGTTCTAAGATACATTTCTTTTCTTCACCATGCCGATCACCTATTACAACGAATCTCCGTATTGGGACGACTTCAATCAGGACAAGAACTACCTACGAGTTCTATTCCGTCCTGGTTATTCTGTTCAGGCACGTGAGCTGACACAGCTTCAGACTGCCCTGCAGGCACAGATCGAACGCTTCGGCAATCACTTCTTCAAGGATGGCACGAAGGTGATGGGTGGTCTGGGTACCATCAACAACAAGCTCGCATTCGTCAAAGTCGAATCAAGCCCGCAATCTGTTACTTTCCAAGGGCACACGTATGTTGGAAATCAGTCGCTGTATCTCGAGACAGATGACAGCGGTAAGTATGTTCTGATTGGTCAGACGCTGTATGGTACGTCACATGGTCTGCACGCAAAGATCATTGATATTCTTCCTCCCATTGCTGCAGTGGGTGATACACCTGCTGAACCACTTGTTCTGTACGTCGAGTATCAGAATTCAGGCGGCGCAAGTGCTACCGCAGGTCTAGTCAAAGCATTTGCTGCTGAAGAGAATCTACTGTTAGAAAAATACGATTCTGAGACAGATACAGTTGTAGGTCGTGTGGCATTCAAGGCCAAGACACTTGAGTCTGGATCAATCAATCCTACAGGTTTTGGTACACGAGTTTCCTTCGAGGAAGGTGTGTACTACGTCAATGGATGCTTCGTTCATACACCTGCTGCATCTATCATTGCTTCTCGTTACCGTCAGAATCCATGGTGCAGAATCGTGTACCGCATCGAGGAGAACAAGGTTACTCCGATCGATGATCCGAGCCTGAATGATAATGCGCTGGGCACACCAAATACTGGTGCTCCAGGCGCGCACCGTTATCAAATCGCGTTGAATCTTGCAGTTGAGAATTGGAATCCAGCACAGTACGATGATACTGCATCGGACTTCATTCTGCTGATGACAATCGAGGACGGCATGGCAAAGAAGCAGGGCCGTACTGAGTATACTGAGATCATGAAGACCATGGCTCAGCGTACCTACGAGGAGTCTGGCAATTACGTTCTCAATCCTTTCAAGATCGATGTCCGTGAGTATCTGAACACATATACCAATGGTGGTCTGTATACCACA